GTTTGGGCTTCAGTAAGAGATAATTACGGAATAGCCAAGCATAGTTTTAACCATTTAGGTGATTCATGGACTATGTGGGATATGTGGCGAGCCACGATAGACCCTTATGATTGTGATGAACCGCAAAAAACGGAGTGGTAATGGCTACTAAAAAAGTTTACGCATTACTTGATGATAAAGGTCAGCCAGTTAGATACTTTGATTATCCTGCTGACGGCACTATTGAAATCAAAGAACCAAAATATATAGTGGATTGGAATAACTACGAGGAGTGCTTGCTATGACTAAAGACGAAGCATTAAAAATACCAAAGCAATTAAAATATTGGGCTGAACGTCATGGCATTAAACAACAGAGAGATATTAAATGCGTATTTAAAAGTAAAAATCGTCATTGGAGAATTAATTGTTATAACGAATTTCAAATGTCAGAAACTTTTGTTACTTTTGACAGATGGGCAAATAGTTTAATTGCAACTGTTCCGTTGCCAAAAACACAAGCGGAATTTGATGAAGCAATTATTTATATGAAAAAACAAGCAATATTATGGAAAATGGCTAAAAATGCACAAGAATTAGGATTAGATTATGACTAAAGACGAAGCATTACACAAAGCATTAAAAGTTTTAAATTGTTTAAACAACAACAGAGTATATGAAACTGCTTGGGTAAAAGGCGCAATCAATGCGTGTGAAGAAGCACTAGAACAACCAACAGTCGCAGAGTTAAACAATGAATACTTGCGTGATACCAATGTGATTGGATTAGAACAACCAGCGCAAGAACCTGTGGGTTGGATTAGTGTTGAAGATAAATTGCCATCAGTTTTAGATATTGTTTTAGTTTATGGAAAACATAAATTAGAAAAATCAAGAAGTGGTAATTACGATTTAGTTGATACTGCCACATATTATGATTGGAGTTGGCAAAAGAATGGCTCAAAAGGTTGGTATTGTCCAAGACTTACATCAGATTATTATGAAGTTACTTACTGGATGCCTTTGCCTAAATATCCACTTTACACCCACCCTCATCAATGGGTCGGATTAACGGAAAAAGAAATAAGGAAATTAACCTTTGATGGTTTTTTAGATGAATACGATAAGGTATTTGCCAATGCTATTGAACAAGCATTAAAGGAAAAGAATCATGTGCAATGAGAAAACCTATCATTGGTATGATATGGAGCAAGAGATTTTAAAATGCTGGAATGTAGTTGACGACTTCAAACTATTAGCCAAACAGGTAAATAATGGTTCAGACTTTACCGCAACACTTGAAGGCGCTGCAGAACTATATCACTATCGCTTTGAGAGATTGTGGGAGTCATACGAGTTGACATTAAAGGAAAAGAATGCTAGTAACACTTAAAGATTACATATTATGTTACTCACCAGCTTACTTGCTAGGTGTTGCAACGGGATTGCTGTTAGCTGTAACGTTACGCACTACACCAAACAAAACTACTTTATGGCGTAAAAATCATGGATAAATATTTTAATCAAACTATTGACATATCCTGTGGATATGATAACTTAACGGTGGGCGAAGTCACGCCTATACAAAACGTAGGTCAAATCTAACCTATGGCATCAAAAGTAATTACTCAAGACACTATTAATGCAATCCAAGCCGATTGGAAAACAGGTGCTTTTGTTCAAAGAGATTTAGCTTATAAATATAAAGTAAGCGTAGGTGTTATTAATAAACACACTAAAGGCTTAGAGAAATCTAACGAGAATTTGGTGAACACAATTGTTCAATCAGAACAGGCACTTGGAAAACTTGATGAACATTCCGTGAACGCAGTCAAAGAAGTAGTCGATAAAAGAGTTCAAAGACTAAACTTCTTAGACAATGCAGCAATGAAAAATGTATCAGATGCAATGCAAGCAAAATGCGTTGACCAGCAAGATTTTAAACATAGGGCAGATACAATCCTAAAGGCTAGGGATGTAATCGAACCTAAAAATGCAATAGTTCAAGTTAATACTCAAGTAAATAATACTCCTTTAACTCCTGATAGATTTGAAGAGATAGCTCAAAGATTATTGAGAGAAGTATGAGAGAGCATACTCGTGAAGAAATCGAGTCTGCTGCTAAGTTAGCTAGAACAGACTTTTACTTTTATAGTCGCTGGATGTTTTTACAGCAGCGTGGGTATTATTGGTTACAGTCAGACCATCATAAAACTATATGCGATGCTTTAATGGAAGTTTATAGGGGCGAATGTAAACGTCTTATTATTAATATTCCACCTCGTTATTCAAAAACAGAATTAGCAATTAAAAACTTTATATCTTGGACTTTAGGTCATTGTCCTGATAGTGAATATATTTATACGAGTTATTCAGCAAGACTAGCAAGTAACTTTTCTTGGCAAACACGAGAAATTGTAGATAGCAATGAATATCGTGAGATATTTCCTAATACAATTTTGCAAAGTGACAGTAAAGCAAAAGATGAATGGCGCACTACTGCTAATGGATTAGTTTATTCAGTCGGTGCTGGTGGTTCAATTACTGGCTATGGTGCTGGTAAACATAGAGCAGGATTTGGCGGTGCAATTCTTATCGATGACCCTCATAAAGCAGATGAAGCTCGTTCAGATGTAATGCGTGAGAATGTTATTGATTGGTTTCAAAACACGCTAGAAAGTCGTAAGAATAGCCCCGATACTCCAATAATTCTTATTATGCAAAGATTGCATGAAGAAGATTTATCAGGCTGGCTTCTTAATGGCGGTAATGGCGAAAAATGGAAACATATCTGCTTACCTGCTATCAAAGAGGATGGAACAGCACTATGGGAAGCTAAACATACCATAGAAGATTTAAAACGAATGGAAGATGCTAGTCCATACGTATTTGCTGGTCAGTATATGCAAAGACCAGCACCAGCAGAAGGCGGTATATTTAAGCCCGACCAAATAACTATCATTGATGACTTACCTGCTGGCGAGATTAAATGGTGTAGAGGTTGGGATTTGGCTTCAACTGTTGATGGCGATTGGACTGCTGGCGCAAAGATTGGAAGATTGCCTGATGGGCGATTTATCATAGCTGACATGGTTCGGTTACGAGATGGTCCTGATAAACGAGATGCTGCCATTAAAAACACTGCTTCATTAGACGGACGCAGCGTAAAGATTTCAATACCACAAGACCCTGGTCAAGCTGGTAAAACACAAGTTATATACCTGACTAGAGAGTTAGCTGGATATAATGTGAAAAGCTCACCTGAAAGCGGTGACAAAATTACTAGAGCTGAACCTTTAGGCTCACAAGTAAATATCGGTAATGTTATGATGCTCAGGGGCGAATGGAACGCTTCACTCATTAATGAGATGCGAATGTTTCCTAACGGTTCTAATGATGACCAAATTGATGCGTTGTCAAGAGCATTTAGCGAAGTAATGGTACCAAGACGAAGTTTCTTTGGATAGAGGATTATTAATGTCAATTTTAGATTGGTTTAGAGGCGAGAAAGAAGAAGTCAAGAAGGCGGAAGATGCGCCTAAGGCTATCGCTCGCAAAAGTCTATTCGGCACTCATGCTGGGGACATTGAAAGCTCAAGCAACATTAAAGATTATGTAGCTAACAAATTTGCTGCATTAAAATCACAGCAACCAATATTTGACCCGTCAGTTACTGGCATGGCGATGGATGATAGCTCTAATGGCGTTCCATCATTCAAGATGTATACTGCTGGCAATAACTCTGTATCTGACGCTGTAGTCTATTGGTATTCATCTCAAGGCTTCATTGGCGCACAGCTTTGCGGTATCTTGGCTCAAAATTGGCTTGTCAACAAAGCCTGTGCAATGCCTGGCGATGATGCAATCCGTAAAGGTTACAACGTAGTATCTATTGACGGTGACGAACTAGACGAAGAAGCTGTAAAGATTATTAAATCTTATGACCGTTCAATGCGCCTCACATGGAACATGCGAGAGTTTATCCGCAAAGGTCGTATCTTTGGCGTTCGTGTTGCAATGTTCAAAGTTCAATCAACTGACCCTGAATACTATGAAAAGCCTTTTAATATTGATGGCGTCACTGCTAATAGTTATAAAGGGATTGTGCAAGTTGACCCGTATTGGTGCGCCCCTATGTTGGATGGAGCTGCTGCTAGTCAGCCTGATACTTTACATTTCTACGAGCCAACTTGGTGGATAATCAACGGTAAGAAAGTTCATCGTTCACACTTAATCATATTCCGTCATGCGGAACCTGTGGACGTATTGAAGCCTCAATACATTTATGGTGGTGTTCCACTCACTCAACAAATCATGGAACGTGTTTATGCTGCCGAACGTGTAGCTAACGAAGCTCCACAATTAGCCATGTCTAAACGTACAACTGTTTGGTTGACTGACATGGAAGCTGCAATGTCAAACACAGAGCAAGCTATTGGTCGTTTGAACTATTGGGCGCAGATGCGTGATAACTATGGTATCAAGCTAGGCGATAAAGAAGGTGACGAGTTTTCACAATTCGATACTTCTCTTGCTGACTTTGACCAATTGATTATGACTCAGTACCAATTGGTTGCTGCCATCGCTGGCGTACCCGCTACTAAGTTAATCGGTACAACTCCAAAAGGCTTTAACTCTACAGGCGAATACGAAGAAGCGTCATACCATGAATTGCTAGAGTCAATTCAAACGCATGACCTTACTCCATTGGCAGAGCGTCATCATCAATTAGTTATCAAGTCATTTGTAGAGCCACAGCTCAAGAAGAAGATGAATCTTGAAACAACATTGAACTGGCTTCCACTTGATACTCCAACTGCTGAAGAATTGGCAAGAACTAACCTTGCTAAAGCACAAGTCGGTGCAGCATTGATTGAAGTAGGCGCAATCTCTAGCGAAGAAGAACGTCAACGTGTAGCGACTGACAAGACCAGTGGCTACAATGAAATCGGCATCATGGAAGAAGAATCACCTGAAGGTGAAGAACTAGCCGAAAAAGACTATTTAAAAGCCGAAGATGCTTGGGTAGAAAGTGACCACCCTAGAGCAGAGAACGGACAATTCGGTAGTGGAGCTGGTGGGGCTGCAAGTATTGCTCCTAATGCTGGCAAAGCAACGGCTGAGATTTCACAGCCAGCTAGTGCTAAAGCAATGGCTAACAAAGTTCCTACACATTTAACAGCTCAAAAAAAAAATAAACATTTAGAAAAATCATTTAACCCTAGTCATTTAAAACAACTTTCTTCTGAAAGCCAAAAGCAACTCAAAGAAATTTACGAAAAAGCTGCTGCTAATAAAGATTTCTTTGATTCTACCAATGCTAGTATTGCAAAAGAATTAGGCGGTGAAGCTGCGGTAGTTGGTATTAAAGGTTCTGAAAGAGCAGTTGAAAAAGTATTGAATGATTACGAAGGCGATGTAACAAAACTTAAAGATTTGTTGAGAACTACAATCTCTATTAAATCATTAAAAGATACAAGCAAAGCAATTGATTTAATTAAAGCCAAATACGGTGAGCCAATTAAACTTAAAAATACTTTGAATCCTGATGCTCCATCACCTTCAGGCTATCGTGATGTAAACATGGTATTTGAAGTAAAAGGTTCGTATATGGAAGTTCAAGTAAACATGAAACCAATGCTTGATATTAAATATGGCAAAGGTCACGAACTATACGAGCAAATTAGAAAGATTGAAGGAACTGCATTAAAAGAGAAACGTTCATTAACTAAAGCTGAATTTAATAAAGTTACTAAACTTAATGCAGACTCCAAAAAATTATACGATGCAGCTTACTCAGAAATGAGCAAGGCTTGAAATTCCTCGAAGTTGGAAGATAACATAAATCCATTTTCGGGGAGTGTGTAGGCTTTAGGTTTTCCGTCAATCCAAATAGCGGTTAATGGAATATCACCACCTGCATTAATTGTAATAGGTAATTCATCATCGCCCGTTTTATAAAACAACGTGCTAGAACTTAATTCATAGTCACCAATTTTCATATATATCCTTTAAGTTAGGGTTGCATTTATATTTTACTCCATACATTGAAGTAATAATAGTTGATTTTATACTAAATAAGAGTAATAATAAACACTTTATTAAGTATAAAGGAAATTGATATGAATATACGCAGTCGTGGTGCAAAAGGTTATGTTCCAAATCCTGATGAAATTATTGTCGGTAGAGGCAGTCTTTCTCAATCAAAAGCAGCATCCTTGATATATACTACTCAAGCTCGCTGGTCAGATTATGAAAAAGGCAAAAACAGGATGCACCCTGCGGTATGGGAGTTGTTCTTATTGAAAAGGGATATGGATGCGGTCAACGAAGAAAAGTAATATCGTTGCTGGTGCGCTGCGTCCTAACGCTGGTATCTCAACCGATTATGCAAAGCCTATTGTCAATGAACTAGGATTGATGTTTCGTGACGTTCAAAGAGAGTTGAAAAAGACTTTCAAAGAGAACCATTACGGACAAGCAATGGATGCTTCATTGGTAAGTCAATCCCGTATGTTGCTTAATTGGCTATTAAGAAAATGGCAGCCTCGCTTTGATGAGATTGCCAAGAGTGCTACTGAGCGTATGATTCAGCGCACCATAAAGAACTCAACGATTACTTTGCGTAACTCGTTAAAAGAAGCATTACCTGATTTAAGCATAGATACTTCATTTTCAAATGAACAATTACAAGAGGTCATCAAGGCAAGCACATTAGAGGCTGCAAACTTGATTAAAATTATACCTTATAAGTTCTTGAATGAAGTGCAAGGTCAGGTAATGCGCTCCATTACAACAGGCAAAGGGATGGAAGATTTAGTTCCTTTCCTAACGAAGAAATATAAAGGCAACGTAAGACACGCAAGGCTTGTTGCTTTAGACCAAAC